TGAAAGTAAAGCAAAAGCCCCTAGGTTATTAACCTAGGGGCTTTTTGTATGTTGTTTGTTTTTACGGCGTGTCGTTGTTTTGTTTGTGCTATAATAAAAAATATCAACCACAAGGGAGGTAAACAAATGAACACTATAATTGTTATCAACTGGGTACGTAATAATATTACGGTTTCTTTTACTGATATTGAGGATATAAGCTACACGTTCGGCCTTGGTAAGGTTACTACCTTGAGGGGTGCAAGGGCTCGTGTTCGTCGTGTGATGTCTGATCGGTATGGCATTGATCTTTCTCGCATGAAGCTTGAAAGGTCAACTAATACGATTGACTATTTTCGTTCTAATCGTGTTGAGAGCTGATTGGAGGTAGACAACATGAATACCATAATTGTTATCAGTTGGTGGGCTAGAACGGCCGTTGTTTTCTTCACTGATATTGATGATTTTTACATGTTAGATATTGGGAAGAATAGAACTCTTAGGGGAGCTAAGTCTTACATTCGTGGGGAGCTATGCGGTAAGCATGGTGTCGCACTTTCTCATATTAAGACTGTGAAAGATACGCCCCCTGTTACATTTCTTCTCGCCAAGCGCGTTGAAAAGGAGCATTGACATGTGGTATTTTATCATAACTAATGATGGGTTTCAGGTGTTTGAGATTCTGCCTGATTGTGTGAAGCCTAGTGGCATGTTTTATGCAACGTCATTGAAAGCGTCACTGGACGGCATACTATCTCATATCCGCAGCGCCTATGCCGGCGTGGACGTGAGAGTGGATATTGATAATGCCACGTTTGATATGGATAGTACTATGGTCGGCATGGTTAAGGCGGTGTTGGTATGATTGGAGGTCATATTGTGAAATGGCATTATTTTAATGTCCTTGACGAGTATCTTGGAATATATCAGAAGTTTCGCTGGCGTGAAGCGCCATGTGATTTTAGCGGGCCGAGCGGGGTTGATTACCAATTCCAACTGTATTGTGGACTCTGTGGCAAGTATGACAAGATCGCGGATTTTATCGACTTGGACGACGGTATTGAGTACTGCCGCAATTATGATTTTAGGCATTTTTACGGAGATTTTCATGTGTTCTGAGGTGGTATAATGGTTGGCATGATTGTTGCCGTCTGCATTCTTTCCGTACTGTTTCTCACGATGGCTGCTACGGTGTTTTGCGAACTGCCGCGTGATTGGCGTGACACGTTTTGTTTTTTGGTCATGCTTGTAGTAAGTGTGGCTATGGTTTTGGTTTTCGTTGTGAAAGGTTTTTGAAATGGCTTATTGTGATATGAAAGTTGCTACGTTTTCTTCTCAGCATTTGGGGGGTGAGGTTGAATTGTGGTATTGCCCGCATTCTTCTTCGTACGAATTGAGGTATGATATAGCGTTTTACTCGCCGGACGGGTTGTGTTCGGCTACTGCATTGACCTCATATGGTGCAAGTGATAGCGCTCAGGTCGCGGCTCTCGTGCTGGACGCTATCGATATCGCGCGCACGCCATTGTTGGATAGGGATTGATCATGTATTTTCGTGGTTGGTTGCATTCTTGGGTCTGTAGGGATTGTCCTTATGCTGATACGTATTGGCGGCTGAGAGCATTTTGGGCGGGAATGAAACGCAAACAGGGTATGCCGAAACGGTGTCCCGACCTCCAACTATGGCATGATATGTGGCAATTTGGCGCTGAATCTGAGGAATTGGAATTTTAATCATGTATGAGACATTTGTTGCACTGGCATATTTGAGGCATGGCGATAAACCCCCTATCGAAGTGGGGTATGCCACGTCATACGATAAAGCCGCCGAGCTGATTCGCAAGTGGGCGGCAGTACCCACACATGTACGCAACATTGCATATTTCAGGGTCGAAAGGCGCTATTATGTTTAACCGTGGCAACGATAGGACACCAATCTATCGCATGCGCCGGTTTGATGACGCGATCATGGAATCACCCCGTATCACCAAGGCTACGAAAGGCCGAAAACGTGATCTGAACCTGAAACGGTATGATAAGGGGTATGGCGATTTTGAGACATGTTGTCGTGCGGTTACCATGCTATGCGAATTGTGGCGCGACGGGGCTAGTCCATGGTTTACACAAGCTGTGATAACGGTATCGCAGATTTGCGGGAGCATGACCATATCGGACGGTTTTTCCGCCGCCCTGTCCCGCACGTACGACGTGGAATACTTGGACGGTACCGTCAACCCGCCTAATCTGATTGCATGGTGTGCCGTCTGCGCGGTCAAAGGGTGCACGTCATATGATTGCTGCACGGTCTTTGATAGTCCGCAATCTCAAAATCTGATTATTGCGGTGTTTAAAAATTTTGACAGACTGGACACGACACGGTATAATGACATCGAATTGCAAAAAATCTTACTACAAGGGAGGTAAAGTTGGCTAGAACCAAAACCGATATTTTCCGTACGCGCGTCTATGCCGTGCTCAAGGGCATGGAACTTGTTGACGGTGACTTTATGGAAGCCGAGCATGTCATTGACGGGCGACTTAAGGACGCGCGCGCGTATTCGATTCGCGCGAAGAAACTGTTTCCGAACTTCATTCCACGTTCCATTAATATTTTTTCGCAAAAAGTTTCCATGAATGAGGAAACTTTTTACAAGTATGCGACTTTTGAGGAGCCGAAAGAATGGGACCCCGAAGAACATACAAAACGACACGCCGACATTGAAAATAATGACGGCATGTGATATAAAAGATTTTAGGCATAAGCCTAAAAACAAAATAACAACAACATTATAAGGGAAGGTAATATCATGGAAAACACCAACACCGCACTCGTCGCATTCAACACCGAAAGCACCGAACTCGGCACCGTCCAGCATTTCATCGACACTTCCACCCGCGAAGGTAAGATCAAGCTCTACTCTGCGCTTCAGAACGCCGAAAAGCTGGATGAACATTTGAACGAAACGCTGAACATGGTGAATGCCGTCGCACAGGCCGTACAGGTGACGGACGATCAGACGGGCGAAATCTCCAACACCGTGCGCGTCATCATCGTAACCGATGACAACAAGGCGTATGCGGCCACCTCCCCCACTCTCGCAGCCGGACTGAACACCATGTTCGGCATCTTCGGAACCCCGAACACTTGGGAGGCACCGCTTGCTATCAAGGTAGTGGAACGTCGTTCCCGTCGTGGCTTCAAGTTTTTCAGCATTGAGCCGGTGGGCGGCGAAGAGACGAAGTGAACTTGCTATAATCGTTAAGTAGCGTTCGTTCACACATAGAGAGCACCCAATCTTGGGTGCTCTCGCCATCTTAAGGACTGCACATGTCACGAAAGAAAAGAAAATCATCCCGAGCAGTCGCAAGTCAACACTACACTCCTCATGCCAGCAATACCGGTATTGGCACGGTAGCCATCAAGGCGGACAGCAAGGCACGCAAGCACGCTAAAGCAAGACAGGCTGCGGAAGCACGTGCCGCCCGCAACATTAGCAAACTTGGCACATACTCTCACACGAATCTCGCAAAAACCGCCGACAAGCAATTGGTCAATATCGCCAAAACCTTAGGCAAAGAGTGGGAGCGGCAGAAGAAACAGACCATAGCGGCAGCGAAAAGCACGCCATACCATGCCACCGCCGTGGAGAAGCCGACGAAAAAAGACATTATGTTTGCCCAACGCACGCCCATCACGAATGCTCAGATAGAAGCGGAACCCGTGGCGAAACGGCGTAAACTCTTACGGCAGCAGCAGCGGAAAATCAATGCGGCACGACGGAAAATCAACGAATGGAACCGAGAACAGGCCATGCCACAACGCAGCGTGTACGATCAGCGCGTGGCCGAAATCACCGGCACTACCGGTGAGGGTTTCGGGCGCACTCAGATCATCCCGTCAAAGCTCACTGATTTTTTGCAGATGACGAACGTGCTGAGTGACGAAGCATTCGTGCGCTCCCAATTGGAGAGCGGACGGCGTAACGAGCTGCTTGAGCAAATGCATGACGCAGCCGAAATATTAGGATTGCGCACCGAGCAGAAACGCAAGTCTAAAAAACAGGGGATGGGTAAAAAGAGTGAAGACCTGTACGGCGAGCACGAGTGGCCGTCCTATATGAGTCGCGGGCGCTACGAAGTGTTCGAAAAAATCTTGGCTACCACGCTCGGCTCAAAACGACTCAAGCAGTTCCGTAGTCTGACCGCCGCGCAAAAACGCGCGTTCATTGAAATGACGGACGCTCCCCGCATTGTTTTTGACTGGACGGATTACGACCCTACCCACCATAGGTTTCGCTCGGTATTCCGCGGCAACAATGAGGGATACTGGCGTTCGCGGCGGCAGTTTGACAGATGGTTGGCGGAAGCAGCGGCACTAGCATAACCACCATAGGTGCAAAGGGAAGTTATACTATGACAGTGCATGACAATAGAGTTGGATTATGGTGTATGGATAACGTCATACGCTGCACGGACGGCACCGTGCTACGTGACGTCATTCAACCCAATCGCCTTTTGGCGTCCATCATGACGGGCGGCAAACTCACCGTCTACATGACAAGCCCCGATCTACTCGACCCGTTTATAGCGCATGTCGTACATTCACTTCCCCACAGCGAACACAATTCGAATTTGAGCTGGGATGCTATCGTTTCCAAAAAGGGCAAGTTTTTTAGTTTTACGGTGCGTATCGACCGTGAGAATTCCGCACGCTTTTTCGACGTATCGAATTTGCTGCGCGAAAACTGCAAGCTTACCATGACTGATGCTCAGCTGCTCAACATTTTGTGCGAATACGATCGGCACGGCCTGTGCAAGATCACTGCCGGTGGGGCGAGTATGGAGGCGTTCGTGTCCGGCGAGTGGAAATGGTATTACGACAAATTCCCACAACTGAAGCCCGAAACCAAAAAATCATTGCATGACGCCTATATCGGCGGATTTATGGTGGCTAAAGAGGGGACATACGGTAAGGCCATCGACGTTGACTGCAATAGCATGTACCCGAGCATATTACGAGATGAATGGTTGCCATGGGGGCTACCCGAACCGTATGACGGCGAGTATGAACAGGATGATGACATGCCGTTGCATTGCGATGAACTTACGTTTCGTGCGGAACTCAAACCGGACGGATACCCCTTTTTATTAGATAATCGTAGCGTGTATGGGCTGAATCGACTCACCAGCACAAGGGGGTATGTTACAAGAGTATTGACTGACATTGACCAAAAACTGCTCTATGAGAATTACGAAGTGAGCGTATACAGGCATGTTAGGGGGTGGAAGTTCCGGCAAAGCAAGGGGTTTTTCCGATCGTTTGTCGATGAATGGGGGGACTTGAAGCAGAAGGCGACGGGCGAGAAGCGGCAAATGGCAAAATTGGTCATGAACGCGCTCGTAGGCAAAATGGCGAGTCTACCCAAAGGTGTCGTCATGCTCCCCCTCTCCAAAGACGGTATCGCCTTGGACTGGGATATCGCACAGAGAGAGGAATCGAATCTGAAAACCGATTTTCTTCCCGTGCCCGTATGGGTCAATGCCTATGCCCGTCGCAAACTCATGGACGTTTGTTACGCCAATTCTAGCCGATTGCTGTATGCCAATACGGACGGGTGCATCCTATCCGGCTGGGAGCCGGTAGACTCATGCGAAATCCACCCTACCGAATTGGGCAAATGGAAGATCGCAGCCAGGTACGAAAAACTGACCATACTCGGAATGAACCGATATCAAGGGTGGAAGGATGATGGGGGCGTTGATATCTGCATGGCCGGAAGCATGTTTTCGCAGCCCATCCCTTACGAGCAGTTTCGACATGGCGTGCAAGTCATGGATGATTACGGTACATTGGTCATGCTATAATAGTTGTGTCTTGTGAGCGTCGATTTTCGACTGGGAGCAACATAGGCTGGATTGCCACGGCTGAGAATGCCGCCGGCCATGGAATCACTATCGTGGCGGTAGTGCCCTACGATCATCACTTTTGCGCTCTGATAGGACAGTCAGACCCCCGCGTGATTGCGGGGGTCATTTTATTTTCCCGCCGTATGATATAATTTTGGTGGAAATATTGCCTATCGTGAGGAGCTTGCATGTCAGACCCAAACAGTGAGAGCGACGAAAACACTACCCCGCCGCCTACCGAAGAAGAGAAGCGGACTGAAACCGTCGATGATGAAATCAAGCCGAAAGAGCCTGAGCAGGAACCGGAACCGTCCGAACCGGACGTGAGCGCGCGACTTGATTCGATCGAAAAGGAATTGGCCGCGCTTAAGGCCATGATGGACACGCTCGGGTACACTGACCCCGCCCCGTCCGACAATGATAATGACGGTGACAATGATAGCGAGTCAATCGAAGATTTGTTCGACTAAATAGTTAGGAGATATATATAATGTCTAATATTCGACCGTTGGCCGGTAAGGGTGACGTTGAGATTTTCAATGCCGTCCGAAACGCCACCAGCCCCCAGTTTCAGGTGCGCATCCCGTCTGCGACACAGGGTAATATCCGCAATGCGGTGGATACCATGCGCAATTTTCCGTACTTGCGCGACGAATTCACGGGGGTACTTATCCAGCGTTTGATCGGCCTGTACATTCAGCACGCAGACTGGGATGACCCCTTGAAACTGATTGGCTCCCCACGCACCCTGAAGCGTTACGGCAGCACGTACGAGCAGGCCGCGGTTGGCTTGGTCAAGGCACGCACCCGTAATTTTAACAAAGAGTATCTCGGGGACGATGTGTACGGGCGTTACTCGCTGCCGACTGCTTCCGTATTCCACCCCCTAACGTTCGACCACTACTATCCGGTCACCATTCCTGAAGACGCTTTGCTGACGGCGTTCGACGGCGAGTCCGGCATGGCGGATTATATCGCGGAAATCATGAACGCGCCGATCTTGTCTGACCGTAATGATATGTACCTGATGAAGACTCAGTGTTTCGCTGAGTATGCTCGTAAGGGCGGTTTCTATCGAGTCCACACCAAGGACGTTGGCGCGGCTGACTCCACTGAAGCGGACGCCAAGAATCTTTTGCGACTTATTCAGCAGACCGCGAACGAGCTCAAGGCGTCTCCAATGTCGGCCATGCCGCGATATAACGCCATGAGCTGGGTCACTCCATGGCGAGATTCGGAGGCAATCCTCTTCGCCACGCCACAGGTGATCGCAGCGCTCAACGTGGAAGCATTGGCCGCAGCATTTAACATTGATAAGGTCAATGTGCCGTATCGTATCATTCCAATTCCGGAGGATATGTTCGGTATCGGTGGTGCCGGTGGCAAGGTTCAGGCCGTGCTGACCACCGAAGATTTCTTCTTTTGCTGGGATGAAATGCTCGAAACGACGAACTCCCCCGTCAATCCGATTGACGGCACGCGGAACATTTTCTATAAGCACCGCGGCTCCATCACCCCTAACCCGTTTGCAAATGCCGTGCTGTTTTGGACGGGCGAAGGCTCCTCTGAGTCCGTGACGTTGCCGGATACGCTCACCACATCCACGCCAAAGTTCACTTTGCGTGTAATGAAATATGGTCAGCCATCGGTTACCCCCGAGAACGTGTCTCGCGGTGACTTGGTACAGGTCGAGTCTGAGATCACAAGCGCCAACAAGGACACGGCAAGCTTCCAGCCAGTCGGCATCAAGTATGCCGTCGAAGGTGCGACCTCACAGTTCACTTCGATCGACAACGGGGGTATTCTGCGCTGCGGTCTCGACGAAACCGCCGAAATCCTCAAGGTCACCGCTCAGGCAACCTACATCGACCCAGCCCACCCCGAAATCGACCAGACGGTTTCCGCTGCACTGAGCGTGCCGGTTGTCGGCGCTTGGCTTGGCGGCTGGAAGACGGGAGCCATCGAATCTATTGAAATTCAGGGCGAAAAGGCGGTCAAGGTTAACGAGCATATCGCGCTCAAGGCCATTGCCACCAAGACGGACGGTAACACCGCGGACGTGACCAATCTCGCCATGTGGTCAGTAGACCAGCATGCGACTATCGCCCCTAACGGCGTATTGACCGGAACCGACGAAGGAGCGGCCAACGTCACTGTAAAGTTTGCAGGAGCGGAGGGGACGGCGCAGATCACCGTCACCGCCTGACATTAGGCGATAGCAGGTAAAATAGGTGCGAGAGGATAATTCTCGCACCTATTGTTTTTTAGGAGGATTTTATGAGCGCAAACGATCTGCCCATCAATTTCAGCTATGCTAAATGGACGCCAAACACGCGATTCAAGCTGTGCAACGTTCCGTGGGATATGGGGTATAGGGATATTGTCAAATGGGATAGACAGTCTCAAAAAGAGTATTTCGACCGTTTGGACGGCATCGAATTTACCGACTGCACCATGGCAAAATACGGACTTCCGGTACGATTGCCGATACCTTTCGCCCAAGCGTCGCAATATAATTATCTGATCGCCACAAACGACTACGATTTCGATACCCCCCGCAGTTGGTATTATTTCGTCCAGACATGCGACTATATCAACGCCAACACGACACAGCTCAACATCCAATTGGACGTGTGGCAGTCGTTCCAGCATGATATTCAGCTGGGTAACGCCTATGTTGAGAGGGGTCATGTCGGGGTTGCCAACGAAAACGCATGGAAAGACTGGGGCAAAACCTATCTCGACCTACCCGAAGGACTCGATACGGGCAAATGCACCGTACTCACCAACGAATTATGGAAACCATTGATGGACGTGGCCGAACGTGACGGGGTGAAATACACGTCCTATGGGCTTATCATCGTAAGCACCACCGATCTTGAAGCGGATACTGGTACCAAGGATAATCCGGTGGTCAACACCGCCACCGGTAGCGCTTTCGAGAGCCAGCTCAACGGTACCAGCATGTACTATTTGGACACTCCCGCCGATATTGTCACATTTTTCACTGAGGGCATGAATGCCCCATGGGTCACGCAAGGCATTTGCGGAATCTACGCTGTACCCCATCTGCCGCAAGCCTTGCTTGACGGTCAGCCGAAAAAAACGGAACTGTTCGGCCATTCAGTCAGCTTTACCGGAAATTGCTGGGAATTACGCAAGCGAAACGACAATTCCAACGCACGCTACACGGATATTGTCAGCCTCAAAAATTTCCGCGACGCTTTCACACTACCGGAACGCTACAAGTATCTGAAGAAATTCCTTACCGCCCCCTATGCGTATATCGAATGCTCGTGTCTGAACGGTACGGTGATCACGTATGAGCCTGAGCAGATACCGAGCGCGGACCTGATTATCAGGGAGACATGGAATTATGCGCCCCCGTCTCCTCGCCTGAATTTTTACGCGCGCGGATATCATGCGGGAAACTTGGGCGACCGCCAACCATTGCCGGACGGTAAAGGATTGCCCATCGACACGGGCGAAATGCTCAACGCATCATTTGGCATCACCAATTTTCCAACGTTCATGGCCGTCAACAACGGGTCAGCCTTGGCGCTTGCGAATAGTGCTTATACGCGCCAGTACTCGCAACAGTCTGCGGACTGGGGGTATCAGAAAACCCAGATGGGCATCAACAACGCGTACGCTCAAGCACAAGTCGGCACGCAGTATGCAAGCGAGCAGAACAGGCTCGGCACCGCGAACCGTAACGCCATGATGGCGATCAACAACCAAAGCGCTCAAATGTCTTCCGATCTGACGTTGAAAAACCTGAGTTTCAGCAATCGTATGAATCAGATCAACACGGTCGGCTCGGGTGCCGCGAACGCCATCGGCTCTCTCGCAACCGGCAATGTGGGGGGTGCGGTGGGCGCTATTGCGGGAACCGCTATCGGCGCATGGGCGAACCAGCAAAGTTATGACAATAGTGTATCCAGCAATAGTCAAGCACTTTCGAACACGTTTGCCACCAATGCCGCAACCACCTCACAGGCTAACGCCTACTCACTTGCGCAAACCAACCTGAGCAACCAGCAGACCATGCAGCTAGCCGATATGAACAAACAGCTTGCGCAGGCCACGGCGCAAGGCGATTATGAAAACACGATCGCCGGCATCAACGCCCAAGTGCAGCAGACACAGACGGTACCCCCTACCACGTCCGGCGCATTGGGCGGTGACGCATTCAACCTAGCCAACGGGTTGATCGGCGTCATGGTACGTTTTCGGCAGATTCCACCCGCAGCCATGCAGGCCATCGGGGAAGTGTGGTTAAGGTACGGCTACTATGTCCAAAGGTTTATGCAATTGCCGACAAATTTAATGGCAATGTCTAATTTTACGTACTGGAAGCTCCATGAATTGTACGTAAGGTCGAGCACATGTCCGGAAGAGTACCGCCTGACCGTCAAGGGTATTTTCGAGTCCGGCGTGACCGTATGGACTGACCCCGAGAAAATTGGTGTCACCGATTACGCGGACAATGCGCCACTAGCCGGTATCTCGTACTGATTGGATATAATGGAGAGAGCATATTAAACTCTCTCCATTATTTTTAGGACGGTGACCATGGGTAAACGCAACAAGGCACGCAAGGCCGCACACTGGGACAATCAAAGCGTTTTAGGCTCAATGTGGGGCAACCTGAACCTCCCCGAAATGCGGCAAAGCTTACGTATCAACCAGTATATGAAGCTTATTGAAATGCTGGCCGTAAGTCGGTTTAAGTGGATTAACCTCCCCCCGTACATTGACGAAAGATATTTGGAATTGACTTTGTTTGAAAACGGCCTCGCACTGTTCTTCCCAGATAAAAGACGTGGCGTGAACCGTTTTATGGTCACGTCCGGCAATATCGGTGGCGTCAATAACTACAATAATCCGACATCGTTTCAGCCCGTGGCGACGAGTTATTCTCACCCGCAGATCGGGAGCAAGGAATGCGTGCCTATTTGGGATAATCAGCTCAGGTGCACCATGATTGACGTCATGTGGAATTATGCGACACGACTTGCCATCGCAGACCGCGCCTTAGACGTAAATCTAGACAATATTAGCGTTCCGTTGATTATCGCCACGTCCGAAACCAACAAGCTCACCGCCCAGAATCTTATGAAAGCGCGAGAAGACGGTGACCCCTATATTTACACGTACGATTCGGCGGACATTACCGGAATGTTCCAGACCTTCCCCAACGTCACCCCCTTTTTGGCTGATAAGATCATCACCACCAAGACACAGATTTGGAACGAATTAGTCAACTATCTAGGTATCGACAATAGCATGACGGAAAAGAAGGAGCGGTTGCTTGAATCGGAAGTGACGGCAGGCAATAGCCGTACGAACGTGTTCCGCCTGAGCTATCTCAAAGCAAGGCAGCAGGCATGCGACACGATCAACCGATTATGGCCGCAAATGGCCGACTCGGGATACCCTATCGGCATCGAATGGAACGACACTACGTCCGGCGGACTATTGGACGTGGACGGAAACAAGGAGGAGGAATAATGACACAGGACTTGAGCATGTACGCCGTCAAGGACAGTATGGCGGACTATACGTTGACCTTAGGTAATCTGATCGACCGTGGTTTCAATACGGACGAAAAACTACACTTGAGCGCACAATATTATCCGATTTTTGACGAAAACTATCGCACTAAATTGAATGAGAAAATCGTAGCTCACTACGCACTGCGCGAAATCGGCTCGGAAACGCCGCAAATGTTCGTCTTTTATTTGGGGCGTACCATGCGCGAACAAATGGACTATTTTAATCAGCTGTACGTTTCCGCGCAACGTAAATTCGACCCTTTCATCACGTCCGACATTCGGCAGGAGATGGACTCGACCAGCATTAACGAATCTTCGGGCAAATCTTCGGGCACGCAATCCAACGAGTCCACCGCGAACAGCACGTCCGACACTAAGGCGGACAATTCCAGCATGACGTTTAATAGCGAGTTTCCGCAGACCCGTATTGACGATTTCCGCAAATACGCCACCACAGCCTCACAAACCGACTCGACCGGCAATACGCATACCAGCACGCAGCAGGACAGCACCGCCACGGCGACTTCCACCAGCAATACCGACTATGCGCATTCTTCCGATAAGGGCAATAGCATGTCGCATACGCTCGGCACCAGCGGGTCGCAGTCGCAGCTTTTGCTTGACTGGCGTAACACCATGCTCAATATTGACATGATGGTAATCAATTCGCTGGAAAATCTCTTTATGGGCATGTGGGGCAGTGGCGACAACATGACCAATGTTTCGCAACTCTACTCTACGAGTCTTGCTTACAATCTCGGCCACTAGAGTATACTTAAAAAAGACAGATTGGAGGATTTATGGACGGAATCAACATGTGCGCCGCCCCCTTGGACATCGACCCAAGACAACGGTATTTCACGACGGTTCAGCCATTCTCATACCGCGACACGCTCACCGTGCTCGGATACGTGCAGGAAGTGGCCGAACACTTGGACCAGCTGCGCGAACAGTTGGATAATCTCGCCAAAGACGAAAACGCCGACATCGAAGCGATCAATAAGGTTCTCGCCGGAATCGCAGCATGGCAAACCTCGGTTGATACCGCCTTGGATGATCTTGCGAAAAAGGTGGACCAGTATCAGACGTCGGCGCTCACCTATAATCCGACCACGGGACGGTATGAGGATTCTAAAAACACCGATCGTGACATGTACCGTGAACTGGCCGTATTCGGCGCACGGGTGAACCAGATGGCAACCATGACCGCAGCTCAGGCCGCGCAACATGACTGCATCACATGGGCGGTTGTAGGCAATCGAGAGATTTTCGGAAACGAAGAGCCGAGAGTCACCCCACGAGAAAGGACACGACAACAGTGAGCGACGACACATACGAAAGGACACGGCACCTTTCGCTACCCTTGTATACGGATTCAACCCCCGTGGACTTGCGGGACGGATACAACAGCGCGATGCGCACGTTGGACCAAAAAATCCACCAACTGGAAATCCTCATTCGCGAAACCAAAGGAGACAACCAATGAGCACCATCTACAATAAAACCGACAATTACAGCCTGAACCTGTACGGTGACAATGACCCCGCCGATCTGCGAGACGGATACAACGGTTCCATGCGCACCATCGACGATACGCTTGAAAAACATTTAAACCGTATTGAATCGGTTGAATCGCGTGAAACGCATGACGAAGAGGTAGCCAAAGCACTACTTGGAGACAATACAGTGGATAATGCCACTACTGCGAAAAACAAATGGAACAAAGCAGGTGCGGACGCTACGAACGCAAACGAGCTGCTTGCGGCCATGTCGGTAACGGATAACGCGTCCGGCACGGCATTGCGCAAAAAAGTCGATGACACATCCTCTAATGTTGCCACATTTGGCCTAACGTCCGGCAATATCGCGAAAGTGTATCGCGGCGGGGTATCCCGCAATTACCAAGGCACGATTTTTGGCTTTATCGGAGACTCTATTACTCAAGGCTATCGCGCGACGTCCGGCGCAAAACGTTGGTCTACGCTTGTGAGCGGAATCTTTGGAGCAACGGAAAAAAACGTTGCGGTAGGCGGTACCGGTTTCACCACGTCCCCCCAATCAGACAGGTTCGACGGACAGGCAGACAAACTTGTTGCGGCGGTTGGCGAGAACGCACCCGTAAGTATCGTGTTTATCTCCGGCGGAGTCAATGACCTATCGGTCAATATCCAATTGGGTGCAAGCGTGCTCGAATCAACCGTTTCCAAGGTGAGGACCGCTTTTCCGCTGGCTCGAATCATCGTGACCATCGGATTATCTGGCACTATGGAAAAAGGACTACACTCCTCCAACAAACCAATGAGAGAGAGAATGCATTATTATTCCGCCCTTTGTAAAAAGGCCGCAAGCTTAGGATGTGAGGTTATGGCCGGATATTATATGACGTCCGTAAATCCATCCTATTCGTCCGATGATGGACTGCACCCCAACGATGCGGGATATGCGCTAATCAGCGAGTTCATGGCAAGCGCAGTCGCCGGAACTCATATCCCTTACGACACGCAGCTTAAAACCATGGGCAAGACGGATATATGGAAGAACGCTGATGACAATACGGACGTGAGCATAGACTATGCCAACGTCCATATCGCCCGAAATTTCAAACACACCATCACAGAAGACGAACGAGCCGACTATCTTCTAAGATTCACGCTCGGGACAGTACTCCCATCCAATCGAATGCCATTTGCAACATATGCGCTCGCTCCAGCCGGAAGGGGGAATTCTTACATCAACCCTATAATGGGTTTCGTTTCCTTAAGTGGCATTACGACCGAAAACGAACATAGAAATAGTTTAAATTACAATTATTATCAAGTCAAGACGTCGCAACCATCCGCTGGAGAGGTTTTACATGCACTGATGAATGTTACATTCAGCACGTTCTAACGACGTTAGCCACACATATAGCCATATCCTTTATAATAAGGGATATGGCTATTACTTTTGATGATTGGATAAAACAAACACAAGGCCGCTATTGGGATATGGACGGGGCGTATGGTGCGCAATGCTGGGATTTATGGGCTAAATATAGCATGGACATGTACGGCATGTCTATCCAGGATTGCATTACCCCTACCGGCTATGCCGGCGGATTATACACCGCATACCCCGTATCCGCACGATGCAAACAAGTGTACGAACGAATCCCCGCAAGCGGGTACACGCCGGTAGCGGGTGACGTGGCAATATGGGGCTACGGCACGTACACCCCCTATACGCATGTTGCCATAGTCGCCGGCAATGATGGGGTGAAAGATGGCAGAATCTACGTGATCACGCAAAATCCGGACGCAAGCGCGCTCAAATGGTTCCCAATCGACGGACTGTTAGGCTACTTACACCCCCGTACCATGCCTAAGCCGGACGTGGACAATCCCACCGGAGACAACAACCAAGGACTCCCCGACACCGGACGGGGCGGGACGTGGATACACTGGCAGGGCGACAACCTGTATCTGCATGAGACGGACAATAGCGGGGCAC